GGGTGACCCCGCTCACCTACAAGTACACGAACTACTCCGACGACGTGGGCACCGGGACCAACCACTATGCCTACCACGTCTTCAACGTGTGGTGCGCCGGGCGCGTGCTGGGGCATCCGGAGTGGGAGGCGCTCGGCCGCGACATGCTGCGGCGGCTCGCGCGGCACGAGCAGGACGGCTACTGGCCCGAGCGGCGCGACGTGCCCGCGACGCACTACACGTGGCTCACGCTCCACAACGTCGCCCTCTATTATCTCCTGAGCGGCGACGAAACGGTCCGCGAGCACGTCCTGGACCGCCTGGAGCCGTCCCTTGAACACAGCGCCGAGTTGAAAGGCATCTACCTGCCCGGCCGGGACAACCACGAGACCATTCGCAGCAAGCGGTTCATGACCGGCACCCTAAAGTTCTTTGGCGCCGGCACCCCCAACAACTTCAAGTCCAACCCCTACGTTCTGGCCGTCGCCGACGAGTTCGAGCTGATGAAGGTGTTTCCCGACGGCTCTGACGCCGTGGCACTGCTCAAGGGCCGCCAGGCTGCGTTCAGCTTCCCTATCTTCATCGGCTTCTCGACCCCCCTTGAAGCCGACAGCCCACGCGGCATTGAGGCGGCCGTGCTCCGCGATTCAGACTGCCGCCTTTTCTACTGGCGCTGTCCGCATTGCCGCGAGCCTATCAATGTCAACTTCATGGACAACGTGAAGTTCGACCGCGAGCCAGTCGGCAACCGCATTGTACGCGGCACGGCCCGCTTGCTCTGCCCGAAGTGCGGCCATGCCATCACCGACGCCGAGCGCGCCGCCGCGCTGGTCCGTGCCGCCCGTGCCGCCGCCCCGTGGTACGCCGCGGAGCCATACGACGCGGAGGTAGGTTGGCATTCGACGCTGACGTCCGAAGAGGCGGCCGGGCGACGCTATGCCGGGTTCATGGGCCTTGAAGCACTCCACAACCCGCGCACCAAGCTCGCAGACCTGGCCGACGAATACTGTTCCATCACGTCCGAGCCCGAGCGCAAGACGTTCTGCAACGACCGCCTCGCCCGCGGCTACACCATCCGCGCCCGGCAACTGGCCCGCGGCGACATCGAGGGATGCATAGCCGAGGCCTCACGTTCGACCGTTCCGGCCGAAACGCTGTTTATCACCCTCGGCTCGGACGTTCAGGGCGGCGGACCAGACACCCGCCGCAGCGTGTTCTACTACGACATCTCGGCCTGGGTCAAGACCACCGAAAGCACCATCCGCAAGGTGACGCTGTTCGTCGACCGCGTGACCTCAACCGACGAGGATGGGCACGCCACCATCAAGAACCTGCTGCGGACGTGGACCACCACCGACACCCGCGGCAACGTCCGCCGTATCGACATGGCGTGCTTCGACTCGACCTTCCGCACGAAGACGGTCAACGCCATCTGCAACACCCTCTCGGCCGGCGGCGTGCAATGGTGCATCCCGGTCATCTACGGCAGCCGCAAACAGGGCGACGCAGACTATGAGCCGCTGCCGCAGACCGAAGAGCAGGGCGACCCCCGCCGCTGTTTCTACATCACCAGCCGCAACTACCTCGTCGGCCGCTACGTGGACCTCGTTACCGACGAACGCCAGTTGCTGGAACTGCCCGAAGACACCACCGAAGAGGTCATTGCCCACTACCTGGCCAACGAGATGGTCCGCCGCCCTGATCACAACGGCGTGCTCCGCGACATGTGGGTAAAGAAGACCGAGGCCGGGAAGCGCCTGCGGGACGACGACTGGTTTGCCGCCGGGTGCTACTCATTCCTCGCCGCCCTCATCCTGGGTCTAGACAAGATGCAGTCCGCCGAAATCACCGAAGCCGCCGCCGAGGCCGACCGCCTCGCCGTGGCCCGTATCCAGCAGCGCGCCAGCCGCTCGGGCTCCGAAGCCGCCCGCCGGGCGCGCATGCACCAACGGCTGGCGCGGCACTACCGGGGCGGTTGACGTTCCGGCAATGGCGAACGGCGACCGCACAGCAACCAGGCAAGACGGGTTCATCGCGTGACCATAGCCGAGCGCATTACCGCCATCGACACGGCCCTGGACGCGGCCTATGCCGTCCTGCAGACCGGCACCGGACGCGGCCCGCTCGACGTGCAGTACATCCAGGATCCGGACGGCGGGCAGATCACCTTTCGCAAGCCGACGGACGTGCTGGACTACATCGACCGCCTGCGGGCCGAACGCGCGCGGCTGGTGGATGAACAGAACGCTGAGACTGACGGCGTGACCGCCGCCGGGCCGGTAATCATCGTGCGTCGGAGAACCTGAGCCCATGCCCACCCGCACGCCAGCCGGTCGCCGCCGCGTGGCCCGTCCGTTCATGGGCGCCCATGGCGCTCCCTTTATCCGCGCCAGCTCGCTGTCTGGGCAGTCCGTGGTGCAGTACCGCATGCGGTCCCTGCGCTCGTTCGGCACCGTCCGCTCGCAGGAGTACGAAGCGCCGCCGACCTCGCGCCTGGCCGACATCGCATCGTGCCGCGACGCCTACCGCAACAACGGCATCTTCCGCCGTATCGTCCATGCCGAAGTGGAGAACGTCGTCGGCACCGGCTTCCGCATTCTACCGACCACCTCCGACAGGCAATGGAACGCACTGGCGCGCCAGTACCTTGACGCGCGCACGTCGGAAGCGCACTTCGCATTCCCGAACCTGCCGGGACGCTCCGAGTGGGGCGTGCATCTGCTGGCCTGCTTCCACCACTCCCGCGAGGGTGGCGTGTTCGTCTACCGCTCCTCCCGCGGCGTCCAGCTCTTTGAGGAAGCGCAGTGCCAGACCCCGCGTGAGCGTGTCAACAGCGCGCTGTGCCGAGACGGGATGCAGTTCAACGCCGACGGCACCCTGGAAGGCTTCTGGATTGGCGACTACAGCGCCACCGACGGCTACCCGGCCGAATCCAATATGACCCTCATCCCGGCGTTTCTCGACCATGCCGAGTTCGGCCGCCTGCAGGTGACGAACTACATCCACAGCGGCAGCTTCGCCAGTGGCCTGCGTGGCACCGCCCCGCTCGCGTGCGTCATCGACGACTTGGAACGCTTTGGCGACTACTACGACGCGGTTTCCGAGCGCGCCGCACAGGAAGCCAACATCGTCGGCGTCCACAAGACCGACCGCAAGGGCGGAACCAAGTCCGCGTTCAACGTGGCGCGCAATGGCAGCGACACAACCGACGACACCGTGGACGACGCCTATCCGCGCGTCGCCTACCTCGAAGCGGGCGCGGTCATTCCGATTGGGACCGACGAAGACTTCAAGATTGAGGGCCTGCAGACCCCCGGCGGGCACTTCGACCCCTTCACCAAGATGGCAATGCGGTTCATCGGCGCGCCCCTGTCCATGCCCATTGAGATCCTGCTCCTACACTTCTCCGACACGAACTTCAGCGCCAGCAAGGCCGCCATCGAGCAGTTCCGCATCGCCTGCCGCATGCAGAAGCGCCGGTACGTGGAGAGCTACACCGTCCCGAACTACCGCATGGCGATTTACGAAGCCATCCGCGACGGCGACCTGCCTTGGCGCGACGACTGGTGGCGTTCTGTTGTCGTGCCGTCCGGCTGGCGTTCGCTGCAGGAGGGCGAAGAGGCCAAGGCCGCCATCGAGCGCATGAACTCCGGCATCACCACGCCGGCCTTTGAGATGGCCAACCTGTTCGACCGCCAGCCCGAGGACAACGTGCGCGAGATCATCGAGACGCTGGCCACCATCGACGCCGCCGCGGACGCCGCCGGCCAGCCGCGCGACCTCGTGAGGCAGTTCTTCTTCAGTAACCCCTTCGACCCGAAGCTGATTGCCGCCGGGGTCAAGCCCGGCGCGCTCGGGAAGCTGCCGGCCGGCCAGGCCGGCGACAAGGGAGACGCCAATGCCTGACCTGTTCCTTATCGCTGCGACCGGCGGCTCGCCGGTTCGCGTTTCCGGTGTCGCCTACACGGGCGGCAAGATGGACGTGGGCCAATGGAAGGAGCCCATCGTCGTTGACCTGGCCGGACTCGAAATCCCCGAGAGCGTGCCGCTCCTGGCCAACCACGAGAACCGCACAAGCGCCCGCGTGGGCATCATCCGCGCCAGGATTGAGGACGGCGTGTTGATGGTTGACGGCGAGATCGTGTCTTCGAGCGGCACTGCCGAGGGCATCGTCGAGCAGGCTAGGGCCGGTGCCGAGTGGCAACTGTCAATCGGGGCCGAGGTGACAGAATACGAGTTGGTCGAGAGCGGGGCGCGCACGGTCAACGGCAAGAGCCACACCGCGCCCTTCTACCACATCACCAAGTCGGTCCTGCGGGAAGTGTCCGTCATCCCCGTCGGCGCAGACAGCCAAACGCGCCTGCGCATTGCCGCGGCGCTGGTGCTGTCGGTTGACGCTTCCGCAAAGGCGACTGGCGATGCACGCCAGATGGAGCACGACATGAACATCCTCAAGCTATTCAGCAAGCCGAAGGACGGCGAGACCGAGGCGCAGGCCGAGGCCCGCCTCAGCGCACTCGTGGCGGCCTTTGGCGAGGGCCAGGGCGAGTTTGTCGCAGCCTGCCACCGGGCCGGGCATGACGTGGCCGCCGCCATCGTCGCCATGCGCGAGCAGCACGCCGCCGCCCTCGAAGCGAAGCAGAAGGACGTGGAACGCCTGAACGCCGAGAACACCGCGCTGATGACGGCCAAGGCCGAAGCCGAGAAGGCCCTTGCCGCGGTCCGTGACGCCGAGAAGGCGGCCCAGGCGCAGGTGAAGACGCTGACCGCCAAGGTGGACGATCTGGAGAAGCGCCCGCCCGTGCACGCCAAGGGCGGCGATACCGACACGGCGGCCGAGGACGACAAGAAGGTGCTTGCCGCGTTCGAGGCAGGCACCAAGGCCGCGCGGCGCTAACCGCCGCCACACTACGGAGAACACACCATGCCGCTTACCTCTGTCGAAACGGTGACCTACGCCAACCTCATCAGTGAGTGGGGCACGGTCAAGGCCCTCCAGCACAAGGCCGGCGATGGCTCCAAGAGCATCGGCGACATCATGAAGCGCAACCTGTCCGCCACCAGCGCGGCCGGGGCCGGCAACACCGGCAACGGCGTCATGGGCACCGTCACGCCGGGCGAGGCCGCCCGCATCGGCGCCTACACGCTGACCTGCACGGCCATCGGCGCCGCCACGGCCGGCACCGCCGCTGGTGCCGCTGTCGCAGGGAACACCGGCGACGGCACGATCACCGCCGCCCCGACCGTCAGCGCCGGTGCCATCCCCGGCGTCTACCGGCTGGTCTGCGCCGAGCCCTACACCGACCTCGGCACGTTCACGCTCGAAGACCCCAATGGCGTGACCCTCGGGGTTGTGACAGTCGGCTCTGCGTACAGTGCCAACGGCCTGGCGTTCACCATCACCGACGGCGCCACCGACTTCGCGGCCGGCGACCAGTTCACCATCACCGTGGCGTCCGTGGCAGGCAATGGCGGGACGTTCAAGGTCATCGCCCCGAACGGCGACCGCCAGGCCGACCTCACCGTCGGCGTGGCCTATGCCGAGCCCTGCTTCGGCTGCACCCTGGCGGATGGCTCCACCGACTTTGCCGTCGGCGACACGTTCACCATCACCATTGCCGACGCCGGGACGGTCTCCGAGGCCACGGGCTACGAGAACCTGCTGGCCGGCGTCCTGGTGGAGGCCAGCGACTCGACCTCGGCAGCCCAGTACCCGTCCCTGATGGTCAAGGGCGGGGCCGTGCGCGAGGCGGGTCTCAATGCCCCGTCCGGTCTGACGGTGGCCGGGTTCAAGGTGGCACTCAAGGACCAGCTCGGCATCGAGTGCGACGCCAGCTACACGCCGTAAGGACGGCAACCACGCAGGCCCGCCGGGATGGCTTTGAACCTGCCCCGGCGGGCAGCCGCTACAGCACAAGACAGGGAGCATCGCTATGAGCGTCAACATTGCCGACCCGAGAACCCTCCTGCAGGTGGTCGAAGACCGCACCGACCCGAAGACCTGGCTCGCGGACACCTTCTTCCCCGACGGGGAGAAGATGCAGACCGAGTACATCGACCTCGACAAGATCGACACCGGCACCCGCAACGAGCCGGTGTACGTGAACCCCATCCAGGATGGCGTCGTCGTGGCGCGCCCCGGGTATGCCCGCAACACCTTCCGGGCGCCGTACCTGAAGTACAAGCGCCCGACGACCTACGCCGACCTCGCCAAGGCCCTGCCCGGCGAGGGTGTCTACAACGGCAAGAGCCCGGCCGAGCGCCTGGCCTACCTGCGCGGGCAGGACATCGGCACCCTGGCCAACATCTTCGTCCGCGCCCGCGAAATCCAGGCCGCGCGCGTCCTCACGACCGGCAAGCTGACCATCTACCGTTCCATTGATGGCGTCGCGGCCCCGGTCGCAGTGGAGCAGGTGGACTGGATTCCAACGGCGACGCGCACGGCCAACTTCCCGACGCAGACCGGCACGAGCCTCTGGGACAACGCCTCGGTGGACATCCTGGAGCAGCTCGCCACGTACAGCCGTAACATGGCGAATGGCTGCGGCATCCGGCCCGACATCCTCATTGTCGGGTCCAGCCTGGTCAAGTACCTCTTCAACGACACGAAGGTCAAGGCGTACCTGGACAACCGGCGCTACGAGCTGGGCGGCTTCAACCCGGCGGTGTACGACAACAAGGTCACGTACCTTGGCCGCCTGTCCTACGCCGACCTGCAGGTGGAAATCTTCACCTACAGCGAGATCTACGTTGACACGTCCTCGGCGCAACAGCCCATGATCCCGCTGAAGAAGTTCGTACTGACCTCGCGGAGCATGGGAAGCAAGATGGTCTACGGCGCCATCCAGAACCTCAAGGCGCTGCAGATGAACGGCGGCCAGCCCTACGTCGGCCGCTACTTCACCCACACGTGGGCCGAGCCGGACGGTTCCGCCGAGTACCTGCAGATGGAATCGAGCCCGTGCGCCTGCCTGCCCCAGCCCGGCGCCATCGTCTGCACCAACGGTCTGGCGTAAGCCAGAGCACCGTCGCGCGTCCACGGGCGGCGCCCCCTCACGCCGTCCCGTGGCGCATCTCCCGGCGGTCCCCGTTCCGGTAGGTCCAGCCGGGGCGGGGACCGCACCTTTTTGCACAGGAGACACAGCATGGCACTGCGATTGAAGGTCATCGGGCAGAACGGCGGCGGCGTCGTCCACAACGGGACGCTGTACCGGCCCGGCGAAGAGTTCGACGCCACCGAAGCTGAACGGTGGACCGTCGAGCGTGGCATCTGCGAAGAGGTCGCAGCCCCGCCGGCCCCGCCGGCGCCCGAACTGGTCGCGGAATCCGCCAGCGCCGCCGCAACGGTCGAAGTGGCGACCCCGGCCAAGCCCGCCAGGGTCGGACGCCGCAGGGGGTAGCCCATGGCCGATACCGACAGCATCCGGTCGCGTATGCGGGCCGCCCGGCAACAGGCCTACTGTGCCGCGGCCTACAACCCGCGGTCGCAGACGGTCACGCTGACCCTTGGAGACCAGGCCTACACCGTCCGCGCCACCGGGCCGCTTACCATCCGGGCGCAGAACACCCGGCGAGACGCGCGCACCACCGTCAGCACCACGACCAGTTCGGCCACCTTCGTTGCGAGCAAGGCTGAGGTGCCAGAGGTGCCCGAAGTAAGGCAGGGCTACTACGGCAAGCTCGAAGACGAAGACGGGACCGAGTGGCGCATCGTCGGCATTGTGTTCGCCGACGACGCCGTATGGCACCTGCGCCTCTCCGTCAGTTCGGTTGGCGCGGCCGGGGCCTCCCGCAAGTAGCCGCATGGAGATTGACGCATGGGCACCGTAACCGAACCGACCGCCCGGCTCCTGGAACTGGCCGTTGCGACCACCGCCTTCCAGAACTGGGCCGGTGTGGACCCGACCGCG